GAATTGTTACGCATTTTTTTAGAGTAACGAGCAAAACCAGCGATGAAGTTTGTAGAAACATCAACAGCAGTAAAGTCGTAATCTCTTTGGTTTTTAGCACTTCCTTCTGTTTGCGCTCCGATTGATCCTTCTCCAGCACCTTCTACTGTATAAGTATAAGTACCACCGTTGATGTTGATGTTACCTGTTAAGTCAGCAACGTTTAACGTTTGAGATGGGAATCTAACAATGTCGAAGTTATAATCTCTTGGCTCTTCACCAGTCAAGTTTGCAGTAGTCATGTTTCCTACAGCTTTCAATCTTACTTTGTTGTTTTCTCCAACAGATGCAATTCTTTCAGCGTTATCTTTAATTACAGATTTGATTGCATCAACATTAGTGTTAGCATCAGCTTTAGCTTTCTCTTGAAGTTTAACATCCAATTTGTCAGCGTGATCTTGTACAGCTTTCAAGTCAGCAGCAAATTTCAATTCAAGTGAATTTTTTACATTTTGCAATTCAGCATCGAAAGTAGATACGATTTCTGAAGTTAATTTTTTTTCAAAAGCATCGATTGCGCTTTTTACTTCTGTAGCGGTTTTAGTTTCTAAACCGTTTTTAATGTTTGCCAATTCGGCCAATAATTTTTCGTCCATTTTTATTTAATTTTTAACGAGTTTGTAAATGATTTTAACGTGTCTAATATAAGCGGCTCATCTTCTGGAGTGTCATCTTCTAACGGCTCGTCTGTAAGTGCTTTTAATAATGTTTCGATTTGTTTTAACCTGGCATCAGAATAATCCAAATCATATGCTTTTGTTATCAATTCCATTAAACCATAATGCGATTTAATAGCTTTTATATTTTGTACTGTACTCAATTCATTTGCTGCCCAACTTGACAGGAATGAATATTCAGCAAGTTTATATTCAGTAATTAGTGATTTGTTTTTTGTATCTCTACTTATAACCCGGTAACCAATGCTTAACTCTGCATTTAGATTGCTATCATGCATAAGTTTAACATCCGTAAACATATCACGACCTAAATCCTTTTTCATATTGAATTGGGTTGTAGTAAGCAAACCATAATTATCTTTAGTGTCAATAGCTAAAGGAACACCTATCATCATAGTAGGGTTATGATCCTTCAATACTCGAATGCGTTTAAAGTTTTCCGCAACCGTTTTGTTAAACGATCCATAAGCGGAAATATCACCATCGCTGTCTTTTACATTGTAAACGTTAGCATAAGCAGTAACAACTCCTTTGCTATCGTCTAACTCTTTCAAGTCGTATGCTAATTGTTTGAACTCTATTCTATCCATTAAAATTAGTGTTTATAGATACAAAGATATAAATTTTATTTAGACTTAATATAAATAGTATATATATTTTTTTTAGAAGGTAAAGAAAGTTTGTTTTAAGTCAAAATAGAATCGCATTGCTAACGCATCGGAGTAATCGGGTGAATGGCCAATCAACTCTTTTATTTTTTCTTTTGGCAATATTCTCAACTTACCATCTTGGTCAATCTTATCTCTTTTAACCTGTTCTAACTCTTTGCATATAGTATCTTGAATATCGGCATTATTGCAATCGATAAATAGTTTGTTGGATTGTATTAGTTCAGCCAATTTATAATAGCATTGCGTTTTTAGGTTTTGATATTCCACATTATTATTTTCCTCTTTCAATGCTTTGGAATTATTTACAAAGCCTTTGCAACGTACAATATCCACAACACCACCACCAACACCATCCTCATCGGCAACCACATTAGACAACGGCACTCGGTGTTTATTCATTAATGATTTGATTGCTTCGGCAGTTTCGGTAATACTTGATTTGTCTAAAGTAAATATTTCAATAACCCTGAAGCCACACCAAACAAGTATAACCATCTTATCGCTTCCGTATCGAGCAATATCGGCACTAATATACATATCACCAGCATCGACAAAATCGTTAGTAAATATGTTTTGTATTTTGTCAAAGTCGATAAGCCTTGCAGGATCATTATCAAACTCCCAATTACCATAATATAACCTTTGCTTACTATTCTCATCCAAAGCGAGTAAACTATCTAAATATGATAATGGTAAGTTAGGATTGTCTGTTGGTAATGATTGAATAAACTTTCTCGTTTCGTTTATAGTTCCGGCAGCAGTAGGAATATAAAACTTTGAATAGGTCCAGTTCTTTGCTGGGTTACACGTTCCTAATATCTTTGGAGTTAAGTTGTATTCATTTAGCTTATATCTTATCCTCGATGTAACTATTTGCCACGCCTTAAATGATATTTGATTGCACTCATCTATAAAGGCTCCGGTTATCTCTAACGAACCTAAACTATCAAAGTTTGGATCAGCGGGATAGGAATATAAATCCTTTAATAGTATTTCGCTTCCATTGATCCAGGTAATCACTCCCGTTTGACTATTGTAGTTATATGAAGTAGATAGCTTTAAATTGGATGTAAGTTCAAAGAAAGTATTTAAAGTCGTTTCTTTTAGTGTTTTTAGCTTTGACCTTCCCATTAGCCAACGAGTGGCTGGATAGGCTTGGCATTGTTCAATAAGCCATAAAACACCGAGAGCGGATTTGCCCCCACCCGCAGCACCACCGTATAAAACCTCTTTAGTAATTCTGTCTTTAAGGAAGTAAACCGCATTCTCTTGTTTAAGGAGTAGTTTCATTTGGATTTATGCCATTACCTAAACTGATAATGTTTGTGTTTTTATTTTCGCTTTCAACAAACTGCATTGATAACTTCTTCAATTCTTCAGGCGTTGCAATAAGTTTCATCAAAGCCATTTGCAAAGCAGGAGCGTTTGAAGTGTACCATTTTGAACGCATTGAGACTTTTAAAGTAGTTCGATTTGTTTCGAGTAACGCTTTTAGCTCATCCGATTTGTCAAATTCCCAATCATAAAATGTAGTTCTTGAAATAGGCAAAAAAGCGCAAATATCATCTATAAAAAACAATTTATGTTTGACTATTACTTCTTTGGCTTGTTCAAATATTTTAATTCTGTCGTATGCCATTGCGTTTTATTTCAAGTGTTGGATCTAACTTTTTCATTCTGTCAATTATTACTTGGCAGTATTTCGGGTCGAGTTCCATTCCATAACATTTGCGGTTCAGTTGGTGTGATGCTACCATAGTTGTTCCACTTCCTAAAAAGCCATCAAAAACAAGATCTTTTATTTTTGAACTATTTTCTATCTGATAACTAATTAAAGGTATTGGTTTCATTGTTGGATGCTCTGAATTTCTACTCGGTCTATCAAATTCTAATATAGTTGTTTGTTTCCTATCTGAATACCATTTATGAGCATCTCCTTCTTTCCATCCATATAAACAAGGTTCGTGCATAAAATGATAATCCTTCCTTCCCATAACTAAACTATTCTTTTTCCAAATAATCATTTGAGCAAGTTTTAAACCAGAATCAACTAATGACTTTGAGAAATTTACTATTTCAACATCAGCAAACCAAACATAAAAAGGCGCTCCCTTTTTCATATAAGCATAAATAGAAGTATAAAAATCATAAAGAAATTTATAAAAATCATCATTTTTCATTGAGTCATTTTCAATAGTAAGAGCATCTTTTGTCTTACCTTCGTATGCAACATTATAAGGCGGGTCTGTTACAACAAGGTCTATAAACTCATCTTTTAATAATTTAGCGTATTGGTCTATTTCTATTGATGAGCCACAAAGTAAACGATGTTCCCCAATCTCAAACAAATCACCTAATACAATATCGGTTTCAATACCGCCTTCAGGAACTTCAAATTCATCTTCTTTGGCTTCTAATACTTCAGTATTAAAATCAATCGGCAAATCCAATCCCCAAGCTTCCAATTCTTCACTATCCCATTCGTTTGCTAATACTTCCCAATCCCACTCGCCACCGCTTGTATTATCTTTGATTAAAAACTCCCTTTGTTGGTCTTCGGTTAGGTCTGTTACTATAATAGGTATTTCTTTTAGTCCTGCTTCTTTACAAGCCTTATAACGCATATTACCACCGAGTATAATCATATCTTGATTAACTACAATAGGACGGATGTCAAGCATTTCGGGAAAGTCTTTTATAGACTGAACTAACTTTTTAAACTTATCGTCTTTAATTAAACGAGGGTTGTTTGGGTTAAGTTTAACTTCTGATATTTTTACTTTTTCCATATAGTTTTTTAATACGTTAAACCTACCCTTAAAAAGAGTAGGTAAAGAGTAACTTTAATTTACTACTCCCGTTAATTTTTATTCATTAAGTTTCTAATAGCTATATTCTTTTTTATTTCATCGTATAGTTCGCCATTGAACTCTAATATAAAATCAGTTCCGTTTAAAACCAAACACATTGTCTCACTATCGATTACATAACAACCATTCACATCAGCTATAACAAAATCAAAGTTTCTGTATTCCTGATCATATTCTGTTTCTATTAAAACACGTGGCTGCTTCATAAAAACAAAGATAATTAAAAAATAATTACTAAAATGTTTGGTAGTTTATTATAAATAACTATATTTGTTTATTATTAATTATTAAATCAAAAAATTATGAAAAATTTTCTATTAAAACAAAAGTACCAAGTTTATGCAATTGGATTTATTGCATTATATTTTTTAACCCGATTTTTATATTAATTATTATGAGCATAAGAGCAAAACAAAAGTTCTATAACCAGGCTGTCACGCTTGGAATAGATTTAAAGGATTTGGATGTTGAAAGATTAGATTTTTCTAATCCTGTAAAACACAAGAGCAGTTTTAAAAAACGAGCTTCAGAAATAAAAGAAATGTATAATTATAAGTTCCCTGCTTATATAGAGCCTCGAAGTTTTGATTTTGGATTGTTTAACATTGAATTTAAAAGAAAATGACAGCGCAACAAAAAAAAGAAGTAAAATTTTTACTTAAAACAGCATTTAAAGGATTTCTATTTATTAATTTATTTATTATTTTATTCATCTTAATTTTTATAAAATGAAAAAATTAATAATAGATTCGATTAAAGATTTTTGTAATGAAAACTACAATTGGTTCGATTACTATATTAACTCCAAAGGCTTTGAGATTTACGATAATGATTTTAATTGCATTGCCGTAGTTGATTTCGAGGTTGAGGTTGAGGTTTATCGTAAACCATGCACCGGTAATTATTTCAATCCACCCGAAACAGGTGAATGTGATTTTACACTTTACGAAATAATTGTACAGGAAGTTTATAACTCAAAAGGCAAATTATTGCCAAACTATAAAGTAAAACTACAAAGCGAATTAGATAACATAAAAGGTAAAATAATATGACAGCAGTAGAATGGTTACACCAAAAATTAGCACAATCTTCACAAGAAGAATTAGTAGGAAATATAAATCTATGGTTTAAACAAGCCAAAGAAATGGAAAAAGAACAGTTAGAGTGTGCCTGGAACTCATCAGATCAAAACATGCGTTTTCAATTTAGTAGTTCAGCATATAAACCAATCACATTTAAGCAATGGTTAGAAATCTATAAAAAAGAAAATAAACTATGAAAAAAGAAAAGAATCTCGGAGGCAGACCTAAAGCATTTATTGACGATGTGGCGGTTGTTTTGCCAATATCAGTTCCAAGTAAAGAGCGTGAAAGATTGCGGATCAAATGGAACAAAGATTTGGATCAATTTAGAATTAAAAAATAAATTTGTTTATTAATTATAAATTACTATCTTTGCTAAAGAGTTGGTCAGAACTCTAAACCGAAACATAACTAATTCCCTTCTGACCTTACGACTGACCTCGTTTGAATTGGAAGGGATTTTTTATTTAAACTATATGAAAACACTATTTGACAATTTAAAAGAAGAACACAAAGAACAATTAAAAGAAATGTTGCCGTTATACCCAAGCGCATATGCAGCACTTGTTAAAACATTAGAAGATAACTATCTTTATTCACATTTAACAGTATCAGAAGCATACAGCTTGTTAATGAATACCAGTAACAAAAGTTTTAATATTATTAACATTTCAGAACTATTTTATGAGTAAAGATTTATTCCAATTGATGAGAGAGCAAGAAGTTCAAACACAAAACTTTCTGCCAAACAAAAGAGAGATCCAATTTTCTGCAAACAAATTTATAACTGATGTTATAGATGGAGGCGAGGTTGACAAGTATGAACTCCTGGCCCAGGCTAAAAGAATGCAGGAAGCACTTGACGTAATTACTGCTAAAATATTAGAAGTAGTGCCACAAGAAAATTTTGAGGCATTTGGCCTTAAAGGAACATTCAGAAATGGTGGCGAAACCATAAACTATAAAGATGATTTTAAATGGTCAGAAATCAAAGAAAAACTAACCGAAAGAGAAATGCTACTTAAGGTAGCCTTAAAATCTAATTCAAGCATTTACGATGATGATGGTGTTGAAGTAACACGAGTAAGCACATCACCACGCAAAGATACTTTAGCTATCTCTTGGTAATTAGTAAAAAAAATATTATATTAGCATATCATAATTAACAGATGCAAGGTTTGGGCATCTTAATTCCGAACCATAAATAAATAATAAGATTATGAGTAATCGCAAACAAGCCTTTGCACAACCGCAAAGCAATCCAGCAACAAAGTTTATCGAGTGGAAGTCAAACGACAAATGTTTTTCTTACTACGACAAAGAAAAACAGGAGAACGTTCAAATTCCTTTACCATTTAAGTTTTTAGTTCTTGACGAACTACATACCATAAAAGGTTGGAATGATGCCACAAGTAGTAACATTTATTCTAATGAGGTTAAATTCATTTCAAAAGAAGAGATGACTGTTAAGCCATTCAAAGGAAATGAAATTGCTAAAGGTCTTTACAAAGATATTAAGGAAAAAATTGTTGCAGCCGGAGGCCATTATACAAGAAGCATTTACATTATGCTTGAAGATGGATCATTGGCAAATATCCAATTAAAAGGAAGCGCAACACAACAATGGGGTGATTTTACGCAAAAGACTCGCTCCAGGTTAGCTGATGAGTGGGTTATTGTTAAAGATACAAAAGATGGCAAAAAAGGTGCTGTTAAGTATTCAATGCCAAACTTTACTTTTGAGAAATCTTTAACTGATAAAGAGTGTAACATGGCCGATGATTGTTTTGATACATTGGAGGCATACCTTAAAACCTATTTAGTTAAAAAAGACATTAACGATATTGAGGTGGTTCTTAATGGCGACATAGCCAATGACTTTAATGATTCGCAACAATTTGACGATGATTTAGATTTTTAAAACACGAAAAACAACAAAAAAACAGCATTCTAACAAAATGCTGTTTTACTTTTAAATTTGAAAATCAACAACTTATAAAATAAAAAACAGGAAAACAGCATTTTTTAAACTTTTTTGACAAAAAAAATATTTTTTTTAATGCTTTTTAAATATATATATAAGATATAGGCTTTTTTCTGTGTTTTGGTGTATTGAAAACGTAAATGATTGATAATCAATTATAGGTTTTTTTTAGTTGCTGTTTTTTTTATTATATTTGCTGTATTATTAATTAATTTATTTAAACTATGAAGTTATTTATTACAAATAAGGATGTATTTGACAATGACTTTCCAAGTCAAGAAAGTCAAAAATTTGTTCACAAGACTGCATATAATATTTTATTGCAATCTTTAGGTTTAAAAAATGGTATTCCAAAAAAAATTAGATTTGATCACGATTTTTGGTTTATTGAATTTAATTTTACCAATTGTGTAAATGGTGTTTATTTTTATACTTACGAAAGATGGTAACAGTATTTTCAAAAATAACCGACACAGAAAATCCTTTTTACAAAGAAATTGACGAGGTGTTAAATTCTTTTAAGGATGGTTCTAATGCTAAAAAAATAGAAGCTATTAGAAACGAAACCGATAAAGAAAAACGTAACATGGCTAAATCAAAATTAGTATCTGTTTGTTTTAGTGGTGAGTTTTCAAGAAGAGCTGCAAAAAATATAATTAATCATTCCGGCTTTGCTTGTTTAGACTTTGACGATGTTGATGATGCTGTTTGTTTACGTGATAGTTTACAGGACAATGAGTACATTTATTCTGCCTTTATTAGTCCATCAGGAAATGGAGTAAAAGCACTTGTGAAAGTGCCTAAAGATATTGCCAATTATAAAAAATATTATGAGGCAATATGTGAAACATTTGACTCTAAATTGGACACAAAGACAAAAGACATTTCAAGAGTTTGTTATGAGAGTTATGATCCAAACTTATTTATAAATCATAACTCAAAAGAATGGGTATTGATGCAAGAATTTACAGAGGTAACTCGCAAAAATAACTACCCAACATACTTTCAAATAACTGATACAAATAAAAAGGTTGATGTAATTGTTAAGTGGTTTAATAAAAAGTTTACTTTAAATGCCGGAGAGAGAAATAATAATCTTTTTAAATTAGCTTGTGGTTTAAATCGTGCAGGTTTGCCAAGTGATGAGGCTATTCAAATGTTTAAAAGTTATTATTCTGCCGGTTTAACCGATAGTGAATTGGAATTGATAATAAAAAGTGCTTACAAAAATACAAATGAATTTGACAGTCTTACATTAGTTGACGATAATAAAGTGAGGGAGGCACAAGAAGTGCTAAAAAAGGGAGTTCAAAAAGCCAAGAAACAATTTCGCAAAGAAGGATTAACCGATGGCGATATTGAGGAATTGGTTGACTTTGATTTTGAAGATGATTTTTTAATATTTTGGGATACTGATAAAAATGGTAAATTATCTTTAAACGATTACAAGTTTAAATTATTTTTAGAAAATAGAGGATTTTACAAAGTACAATTAAATGAACAGGAGTTTACATTTGTTAAGGTTTACAATAATATTATAAATGAGGTAAACGAAATACACATTAAAGACTTTGTATTGAATCACGTTGTTGAAATTGACATGAGCGTTTACAATTTTTTCGCCAAATCAACAACTCGCTTTTCAGAAAGTTATTTAAACCAATTAGCCACAAAAGATTTGGCAATGATAAGGGATAATGAAAATGAAAGCTATTTGTTTTTTTTAAATGGAGTGCTTAAAATTACAAAAGACAGTAAAGAATTAATTGACTATATTAATATTGGTGGTTTTGTTTGGCAAAAGAATATCATCCCACATAATTACAATGAATCCAATTTAACTTCCGATTTTGAAAAGTTCATTTTAAACGTTTCTAATAATGATACAAATCGTAAATTGGTCATTGAAACATCATTGGGATATCTTTTAAACAATTATAAAAAGCAAGATGAGGGATTGGCTATTATTTTTTATGATGAAACGTTAAATGATAACCCAAGTGGCCGAACAGGTAAAACACTTATATCAAAAGCATTGAGCCAATGCAGAAAATTAGTAACTTTAAATGGTAAGGAGTTTAATAACAAAGGACAATTTCCATATCAAACAATTAATCTTGATGATAATATCATTTGCTTTGATGATATGGAGCGTAGTTTTAAGTTTGAAACTTTGTTTAGTATTATAACCGGAAATTTAACTTTAAACAAAAAGAACTTACAACCGATTGAAATACCATTTTCTAAAAGTCCAAAGATTATGTTCACATCAAACTATATTTTATCCGGTGTTGGAGATAGCCACGATGCACGTAAAATAGAGATTGAATTATACAGGCATTATTCTAAAACTTATAAACCGATTAATGAGTTTGGTAAATTATTTTTTAGCCAATGGGAAAAAAAGGAATGGGATGCATTTTTTAATTATATGATTGGGAACATTCAGAAATATTTTAATAATGGCCTTCTATTTTCTGAATTGAAAACAGGTAAAACTAAAAAGATTATTGCCAATACTTGTGAAGATTTCTTTGACTTTTGCGAAAATGAGTTCTTATGGCAAGAAAATCATTTTTATGCTACTAAAGAAATAATGAGTGCTTATAATGATGGCCATCGGGAAGTTCCAAGATCAATGAACGTAAGTTGGTTTGGTCGTTGGTTAGGCACTTATTTTGATTTTAAACAATGGAAGCGAGAAGATAGTACAAATGGTGGTATTAGAAAGTTTGCAGTATCAGGATTTGAAAGTAAAGAAATAGAAAATGACGATATACCTTTTTGATTATGGAATTAAGGAATTATCAAATAAGACTTTCAAAAGAAGCTGCTGAAATATTACAACGCAAAAAGATTGTGTACCTGGCGATGGAAGTAAGAACCGGGAAAACAATTACAGCTCTGCAAACTGCTCAAAATTATGGTGCTAAAAATGTCTTATTCCTAACCAAGTTAAAAGCATTTAGTTCTGTTCAATTTGATTATGATAATATGAACTTTACTTTTAAACTAACAATCGCTAACGATGAAAGTTTACATAAAATTTCATGCAATTTTGATTTAGTCATTCACGATGAGCATCACCGATTTGGTGCATTTCCTAAACCAAACGCCACAGCCAAGCTATTTAAAAAAATGTACGGAAATTTGCCGATGATTTTTTTATCCGGCACTCCAACTGCTGAAAGTTACAGCCAATGGTATCATCAGTTTTGGGTGAGCAATTATAGTCCGTTTGAGCAATCAAATTTTTATAAATGGGCAAATGATTACGTTAATGTAAAAGTGAAGCATTTA